CGCACCACCCGCACCACCCATACCTGCCGCACCAGCCGCACCCGCGATATTAGCCCCTGCAGCCTGCGCTGCGTCGCCGCCTGCCAGCATCGCGCTAGTATCTTGCGGCTGCGGCGTTACACCTTGCGGCATCGTAGCCGGTACGCCCCCTGGCATCACAGGATTACTGCTTGCTAGGTTTGCCCCGGGAATCATCTGTCCGCCCTGGAGCCCGGCCAGGCCTTGATCCTGAGCGCTCTCCTGCGCTGCACTCGCCTGCAGTTGCGTCGAAGGCTGGGTCGCAGATTGAGTCGGAGGCGCTACCGGCTGTTTCTGGTGCATACTCCCGTCAGGCGCCCGGAACCATTTACCCATCGGCACCGCGCGGAAACTTAAATCGTCCGGAGCATCAATCGGGTTGACCTGATCACCTGCCTCCTTGCCGCTGTTCGGATTTATTCCGTTATAAGTGCCTATGGTCGGCATACCATTGCGCACGGCAGTCGCATTCATCCGGTTCTGCCAGTAAGGCACCTCGCTACCCTGCACCGTCGCGATCGGGTTACCGTCCTTGTCTGTGATCGAATAATTACCATCTTTGTCTTTGGTTAGACCATTCGGGTACGCGGCCTGGAACTTGTCGAAGGTTCCTTTACCGTGCTTATCGTCAAAATCCGCTCGAATTTGAGCATACCTGTCGGTGCCATTGGGATCATTCTGCACATCGGTGCCCCAAGGCGTAATCGCGCCGGCTTTACCGCCCTTGGCCTGACCGCCTGCCCGACCGCCAGGTTGATTAGGCTGAGTGGCCTGGTCCCCGCCGATATTCGCTTTCCAGCGCGCTGCGTTCCCGCTTCCGGTCACTGCCACTCTGCCGCCAGCCATCCGCTGGTGAATCAATGCCAGTTGCGCTCCAACCTTGGCTTGCTGGAGTTGGTCAGCTAAGCCTTGCTGCTGGACTTGCTGACGCATCGCGAGCTCCCCCGTGCCGCCTGTAGCCGGCGCCGTGCCGCCTGTCGGCACGTTTGCCCCGATAACATTTGCAGCTCCAGTTGCCGGGTTTACCCCGGGCGCTACCAGTCCAGCTCGGGGCGGATTCTGCGTATTCAAGATCTGGTTGGCAACAGCGTTCTGGCGATTGCCCTGAATCATGTTGCCAATCGCTTTAGCCAGGTCGCCCCCCACGTTGCCGGTGCTGGAAGTGTCAACACCGCCGGCTCCGAACGCGCCACCGCGACCGCGCGGCATCTTGCCCGCGGCGCGCTGAGCCGCAATGGCCCGGCCCAGGAATGGGTTGCGATACGGAATATACGGAGCCTTATATTTCAGGGGCATATCTAAACAGAGTAAAGTTGTGAGAGCGTGTTTGCTGCCTGGCTCTGGGCGATGGCATCAGAGAGCTGGCTGGTGTCGCTAAGTCCAGCAACCGCCATATCAGCATCTGGCGTATTGAGGTAAGACGCCGCCTGTTGCAGATACGGCAGGTCCGGGTCCGGATCAGCGCTGGTATTGAGCACATTTGGTCTTTGTTGCGCTCCCTGTGCCTGGCCAATACGCTTAACCAACGAAGCAACATCAACCTTCTGGCCTTTACCACCTGCTTGCTGCTTGGGCGCAATCACCACCTGGATCGGTTGCGGAGCTGGATAAGCGAGCGCCATATTCTAGAGATAAGTTTTGGCTTTCTTAGTCTTCTTTGACCCGCGGCGCGCTTCTGAAAGCGCAATCGCAACTGCCTGCTTCTGCAGATATTTTCCGGTATGCATCAGTTCGCGGATATTCTCGCTGACCACACCTTTTGAACTGCCTTTTTTAAGCGGCATATTATTTATCCTGATCTTCAAATTTTTCCGTCCATCCCTTTACATACTCACCAGACCAATCCTTCATCCCAAACCGACGCAGTGAATTATGGCTGGGATGTGGCGGCAATCGGCGAGGAGGAAGCTTCCCGCCGACAATTTCTGTTACTCCAGCCCCATTTTGTTCTTTGGAGACGGTCAATTTTCGTTTGCCTAATTTGTGCACCTGCCGGAGCTTTTTCCCTTCTTTCGTATTTTCGGTAAATCTCATTGAAGTTACTTGGCCGCCTCTTAATTGCATTGCGAAAGCCGGAATAACCTTTCCGAGGTCAAACCCAAGCAATGCATCTCGAACGTTATATGGCGTTGTATAAAAATAACGGAAACCTTTCTCGGGATCACTCCAACGAATCGACATTAAATCGACAGAAATATTCGTTGCCGTGGGAACGGCGACTCTAATAGCATCCGCAATCATACATTTACGAGAATTCGCACGAGACGCTCTATCGATTATTTCTTTGGTTACTTCGATTTTTGGTCTCGGGACTCGTTGAGGTTGTGTCAGTTTTCTCATGATATCGTGTATAGTTCAATGGACAACTATACGCGAATATCAATCAAAACAAGCCTGAACTATACGCGACAAGTTCCAATTCATGCGCGGGACGTTTCGAGCCTTACTTGGCATCTTTCCACGCGCTCCCTTGCTTGATATCAGGATACTTGCGTTTGACTGCCGCCCGCACCTGCTTTTTCTCAGCCGGACTGCCGTGCTGCGACACACGCGCCAACGCATTGCGTGCGTGACTAGGATCGTTCAAAGGATATCCATCCTTAGCCGGAAGCGCGAAACTCTTCTTGGGAAGCTTATTGCGTTTTGCTGCTGTTAGTTTAGCCATCAATTGCTCCTGTTATTGCACCGGTTATCTAACTCAAAAACCTTGCAACCCCTCATGAAAAGTACCCACCCAAACCGCCCCCGATTGCCCCAATTAATCCGCCCGCCACCGTTCCAAGCCCGGGAACAGCACTTCCCGCTAAAGCCCCAGATGCCGCCCCGCTTAAAGCTCCAGACGCGGCTTTTGCCCCTGCGCTCGGGCCTGCGCTCTGCCCCAGGCTTGCTGCCTGCAGGTTGTACGCGTTCATCTGGCCGTACCACTGGTTTGCCAACTGGCTCATATCCAACCCGTACTGCGGGAAGCTCGAGGTGCCGGCGCCCGTGTAGTAGCCGCCTGGGCCTTGCGGGTTATAGACCGGTCCACCCTGCGCTGCAGCCTGTGCCCGGTTCTCAGCCGTGTTCAAGTAACTTGCGCCCGCCGCATACGGTGTCGCCCCGCTGGTCAGGTACCCGCCTGCCGCACTTTGCGAGGCGCGCAGGTTAGCCTGTTGCATGTTGTAAAGGTTAAGCGCCACGTCGCCCGGTGTCTGCCCGCTCTGTAAATAGCTCTGGAGCGCTTGCTGGCGCTGCTGTTGTAAAGCCAGCCCGGCCTGTCCCGTGGTCATCGCTTCCTGCACCAGTTGCGGCGTGCCGTACACGTTGCCCCTGGCTGCCTGGGCCTCGCGCACGCTCTGCTCGAGTTGGCGCATCGTAGTCGGGTCAAGCTGGCTCCCAAGCGCTTCCTGGCTAGCCAGATCCTGCCCAAGCTGCGTCCGAGACGCTAACCCGGTCGGGTCAATCTGACCGTACAAATTGAGCTGATCCTGAAACTGTTGCGCGGTCGGCGTACCAGCCTGCTGGAGCGGTGTCAGGTAGCTTTGCGCTAAACCCTGGCGCAGCGCTTCGCTGGCAGGATCAATCTGCGCCATCTGCGCTAGCGCTACGCTCTCGGGTTGTTGTCCGTTTGCCATTATCGTATTTGCACCTCCTCCTGCTCCTGCGCCTGTACCGCCGCCAATCGATCCGTCGCCCATCGAGATGGTCGGGTTCTGCCCCCAGTAACTGGTCGCTCCGGGTTGAGCCGCCGGCGTACCCGCCCCAGCCTGAGGCGCTGCTTTACCGGCTGCGACAAAGGGCATAATCCCGCTGGTCTTTAATTGAGGCTGGCTCGCGCCCATCCCCCCATAGCCCTGGTTGGCCGCCGCTCCCTGAAGCGGGCTCATGGAGTAAACGTTCGGGTCGCCGGCTTGCGCGAAATAGTTGTAAAGCTGGTCGGGCGTTATCCCGAGCTGACCGGCGTACTGCTGGGCAACCGGCAACGGAATCTTGTTCTTGTAATACTCAGGCGTGCTATAGACAGCAGCGGGCATACTATTGGAAATAACTCGAGCCGCTTACCGGCGCGACCGGTTGGGCGTTCTTGGTTGGGGTCAAGGTCGGGTTAGCGCCCTGTTTATTCACGCTCGCCAGGTTCAGGTTACTCGCAATGGCGCGCGCTTGGGCGCTCAAATCCGATACACTCGGTACACCAGTTGTCCCGGGCATCTGGTACGCACTCGGCGCTCTGAAACTGAACGCAGTCGGGTCCTGACTGTACAATTGCCCCAGCCGATCGGTTGCAGCTTTAAGCCGCATCTGGCGCTGAGCATAAGCCAAAGGATCAACGCGCGATTGAATATCCTGCTGAGCTGCAGCGCTCTGGTAAGCCGCCTGGTTAGCTAGCGCGGTCTGAGCCTGGGTCTCAGCCGGCCCAAGCTGACTGGTTGTCTGGAGGTTCGAGTACTGCTCAATAGGCTGATTCGCAATACTCATCTCTTCGCCGGCTCCGGCTGTGCCAACCGCAGCCTGTGCAGCTTCCCCGGGGTGTATAGTATCTGGGGTCTTAGGACTACTACCCATAAAGCACATTTCCTGTTGTTAACGTCATTCGTCTAAGGAGTTTCTTGTACCCGGCCCAGGTGACCATCCGCGGCGCCTTATCCAGTGTGCGCTCGCCCCGTTCCCACATTACGACTTTTTGCGGACCCCAGCGTTCAAAGAGAATCTCGTACAGTTCCAGCGTTGCGCTCGGAGATATCGAAATAAGCAAATCAACCATGCCAAAATTGCCGGTCGGGTGATGCGGCAGATCTTCCAGCCAATCTTCCAACCGGTCAAAGAGCTTGATCAGGCATACACCGTACACGTGGTCGCCACTCCAACTGACCGCCATCAGGTCGCGGTTCCAATACCATGCAAGGTAATTGCATACGTTTTCCTCACTCGATCCGTGCCATTTCGGGTGATGCTCTTTAATAAACGGCACCACTTTGGAACAGACTTTCAGAAATCTCTCAGCGTGTTTCATATCGAAATGAGACGCTTCCTTTACAAACCGTTCGATTAAATCCTGTCCTTTCATAATTAAGTCGCCACCAACGGCATCGATTCAAATGCCGCCGCCTTAATCTGGAACAAGCTCCAATTGCCGGTGCCTTCCAACTTAAACTGCAACTCGGTACAGATTCCCGTTTTGAGGAGTCCGATCGTCCGGATAACGTACCCGTCAATATCCAGGTCAAACGGAAACCCGGGAATCGTCAAACTTAACAGATACGGATTAGTGTCCAGGTCACGATGCATAAGCTCAACCGCGCGATCGGCAATTACGGTCACCGTCACCGGATCAACGCTAGAAAGGAACTGGAACCGAGCCGAGTGCGGACGTATTTGGTTAACATCCTCGCCAAAGGTCATCGAGCGGCTGACCATCCAGGAATCATAGAGAACTTGCGTTCCATCGATGTTCTGATCGTAATACCGGCGTTCGACCGGGTAACTCCATCGTGACACCACTCCGTCCTTGGTTGCTACCAGGAGCACCGTATAATTAGGGTCCGTCCGGTCCCGGGCAAAATCGCGCACCCCGGCATCAGCCCCGCCAATATCGATGCACCAGAGGCCCTGCCATTTTTTAAGCGGCACCGAATAGATCAGCATGAAATTATTGAATAGCGAATTGTCCAGCGGCACGCTCAGTATATAAAGCCGGTTCCAGTAGGTCGCCCGCGCCTGATCGCACGCGTCCCAGTTAATCCGGTCGATGTAGCCTTGGACATCAAGACTAATCGGGAGCCAGACACCTTCCTGCTCACTGGCCGGCGCCTGGGATAGCGCGTACACGCCTCGGCCCGTTTCAGAGAGGAAATACACGTCGCCTTCGCTCTGGACTATCGTCCCGTGGCTGCGGCACCCGACCGTCGCGCTGATCCGGTTCAGGCTCCAATTGGGCACATCCAAGCCAGGCCCGGTCTCTATGACCCAGGTCGAGCCGTTCCGGAACACCGCAATCTCCTGGTTCTGCCACAAGCATTGACCCGTGATCACGTCAGTCACAATCGGGTCAAGGGTCAACGTATTAGTCGTGATAAAGAAATTCTCAGCATTCGCCACGTCACTGATCACCAGCGTGTTCTGCCAGACATAGATCAGGCGCGCTATCGCCCAGATCGGGTAAAGCGCAGTCGGATACTGGCTCGGTAGCGCCACATTGCCAAACCCGGTGCCGCTTAAATACTTGTCCAGCGTGGCTCCGGCGGCAAAATAAAGTGTGTCGTTAGCTTGGGCCGAGTATACCTGTGCTCCTGATGCATACGCCGGCCCTCCCGTGAGCGTGCTCCAGACTTGGGCTCGGTTATCCCACTTGTACCAGTTTGAGCCGGAGTTAGCGATAAAGACGCCGGTGCCGGCATGATGAATCGAATTAAGTATGCCGGTAGCCGATTGCGCCAGGCGGATAATGCCCGGCCGCGGACGATTTAACCCATCCAACTGGCTCAAACGATTCTCGGCATCTGCCGCAGTCGACTGGTCAAGCGCGCTCGGAGGCTGGGAATTGTTGACCCCGGCAATCGGCACATTCATATCCACCTTGATCTCGTCGTCCCAGACACCAAGTGGATATGGATTTGTGAGCGGCATACTTTACATCCCGAACGGGTTCCAACTGGTCGGCCGGTTCTGGTACCAGCCGCGCAGATAGTCGCCGGTCTCGTACGTCACCGGCACCGCCTGCTGGCTGAATTCGCTCTGATTCTTTTCCACGTTGATCGCTGCCTGGACATGTTTCATGGCGATCCCTTCCTCGTTGTTAAACTTGTTGATCTGCCCCATCCGTTTCCACAATGCGCCTGTGGTAAAACTCATGAGCGCATCCCAGATATGGCTGATCCGCGGCACGCTGTAATCGTTGTCCAGGCTGTCAGGTTTAAGCTTGACCTGGGTCCGGATATAGATGGACAAAGGCGAGCCATCCGGATTAGTGCCGATCGGCGGCGGCTGGAGCACAAGCTGAGTAAACACCAGTTCAGTCGCCCCGGGCGGCATCACCAGGGGCGCCGCGAGCGCCTGCGCCTGGATTGTGACATTGGCAGTTGTCACGTCCTTACTTAAAACCGTGACGCTCGCGTACGAATTCACCGTCGTGATACTGACCGTTCCAGGCGGGTTAGGCGTATTGGTTATCCCTTGCAGGATGAAACTTTCGGCAATCGGGAAATTGTTCGCGTCCTTGCCGGCGATATAAAGGGTGAACGGCGAGGGGTTGTTAGTCGAAAACGTGAACTTGCCCGGGTTCGGGTACGGCCAGGCCAGGTTCTCGGCTCGGTAAAACCAAGGCGTGTTGCCAGGCAGGTTAAACGCCGGGTACGTGAAGCGCTCAATCCAATCGCGTTCACGGTAATTGAGCCGGATGTAATTGATCCCGTCATAGCTCATCGAGCAGAAGATGACTTCCTCGGCGTCGTACGGCAGAAAGAAGACGCCTCTAAGCGTGGGGTCGAGCAGCATTCCGTCCAAGACCCGCATCGATTCGCGCCAGTTGTGGCTGTCGTACAGGGTGGCGTACTTGAGCCGGATAGCGCGCTTAGCGTAATCAAGGGCCTCACTGGATATGTCGCCAGTGGTTTCCGCAGCGAACGAGGCAAGGTCGGCGATCGTCAAGGTAAAAAAATCCCCCATGATAACCGGTACTGAGCTATCATGAGGGCAGTATGTTGAGGGTTAAAATTAACGCTCTTCCGGAGCGTTTTCGAGAGAAGATTTCTGTCGATCGAAAATCCGGCTGCTGGCTTTGGATAGCAGGAGGTCACGGCAGAGGATACGGCGGCTACAATCTGTCTCATTCCAAAAAGATCTACGCCCATCGCTTTTCGTATGAATTCTTCTTTGGTCACATTCCAAAGAGACTTCAAATAGATCATCGATGCGCAAATCGCAGATGCGTAAATCCATTGCACCTTGAAGCTGTTACGCCACAAATGAATACCATACGCGGAATGAATTTCCCCATTCTCGACGGAATGCATTGCCTGCGAGGGCATCCGCTTTGGGGCAAAAACCTCTACCTGGAAGGCACTCAACGCCGATGTCGCATTTGTGGTCGTCTCAGACAGAATCAATATCGACTTAAACAACATAAATAAAAAGTGTACTACCAGCCGGTATCGGCGGTGTAGTGCAGATTATACGCTGAGCCGCCAACTAAGGTATTGCCCGAAGCCAGAACTTGCGTAAAGCCTGCATCACCAATCGCAGCAGTGCCGGTCACGGCAATGCTCGCCCCTGATGAGTTGAGGTTAATATTATTAATAGTGCCTTGCGAACTGTACGGGGTAACGGTTGGCGGCTTGGCCATCGTTCGTTTAAAGATGCCGGGACCGTTCGCTCCAGCGATATTAAAAGCAATAAAACCTCCAACCTGCCCAGCGCCTGATGCGGTTCCGGCGATACTTCCATAATTGTAGGTTTTCTGATAATAACGCTGGCAGGCCTCAAGATTGCCATTTGGCCCGCTAAACGGGCAATCGATCAGGGTAGTCGCCTTCGCGCCGGGCTCGTGCTGGATAAAACATAGATCCAGGGTGCTATTAACCGGATTGGCCAGGAAATTGCCTTGACCCGCTGCCCCATTGAAACTGCCGGTTTGCCAGACGTCATTGGCCGGTGAGGTCGCCGTAGTGCCGCAAGCCAAACTAATTCCTAGGATATAACCCTGTGCTCCGGGTACTATGCCGAAGTTGCCGCCGGCGTCCCAAATCGGCAGATTCGGGAGCGCGATCAAGACAGGTGTATTGGCGGCTCCGGTGGTACATAATTTGGTCAAGGTGCGCGCCGAATTATCGCCGATGAATAACCCAAATGTCACATTGGCCACACTTGATCGAGCGAGCACACTTATCGAATGCACATCACTATGTAATTCCCTGAAAGATGACCCTTCGATAGTCTGATAAATCTGGCAGATATCGCCTGCCGCCAGAACTGTTTTCTGGGCGGTCACCGTAAAACGCAGAACCGAATCGGTGATCATGAAATTGGTGCCCGGCAAATTGATGAAAGTCGCCGCGGTCGTGATCTTCTGACACGAACTGTTTGCCCCTGAAGTATTATAGAAAAACCACCGGTCACAAATCGGGTTATTAGAAGTGATGACAGTGCTCACTGTCCGCTGATCCACCTCAAACGTCGGGTTGCCCACCGCGTTAAAACTGCGCAACCGCATCAAAGTGATCGCCGGAGCACTGGTCAAATCATGAAACGTATTGGTCCCATCCAGAAAATCTGTGCTTAGTCCGCTGGTCTGATGCAGCATCCCGGAGGCACTAGTATTGGCAAGAGTCAGTTGCCCGGCCACACTGTTTGATAATTGCGCCCCCGTAATCCGCGCGTAGGTACCGCCACTGGTTAACTCCAAAAGCTGGTCGGTAGGGTTCAGCGCCGTCCCAGCAGGTTTATTAGCGAAAAAATCAGTCTGAATAACTGCCCCGGAAAGCTGGCTATTCAATTTTGTGGCCGTCACGCCTTTTTCCCCATCAACGAAGGTGTACCCGCTCAGAATGTCACTCATAATGCAAATGTTAGGTTATCCAAATAAACGCTGCCATTTGTCGCACTCGGCCAACTAAACGCTTGCCGTACCATGGGCGTAATGTTCACCGCGCCGCCTGTCCCAACGACCGCCTGGAACAGCTCGGTATCCCCGCTCGAATCGTACCCGGCAAGCGCGCACCCGCGCTGCACACCTGGCTGCGCACCCGTCGGCAACACAAACGCCAGCGCTGCCGCTCCGCTCGCGTAATTGATGATTCCCTCACAGATCACTTTCTGGAACGTGCCGTTGGTCTCAACCCGGTACCGCGCGGTCGTTCCCTCGCTCCAACCGGTCGCGTAAGCCAAGGCTGTCCAGGTACCGGGATCAACGGTTGTCCCGGCAACCCCTTGCGGTCCCTGTGGCCCGGTAGCGCCCGTAGCGCCTGTCGGTCCTTGCGGTCCAGTCGCCCCAGTAGGGCCAGTCGGCCCCTGCGGTCCCGTGGGTCCAGTCGGTCCAGTGGCTCCTTTAACCGGCAAATAAAGCTGGATCGCCTGGTTGTTACTGGGCGTAAACCCGGTATTGACTACCAAACTAACCGTCACATCGAACCACTGGTTCGGACCGTTATTGACCGGCGTGCCAACGCACTTGTAATGAATCGAGGTGCCGATCGCCCCGGTCTCGTAGATATAAATATCGCTGGTGTCAACCAACTGCTCCAGACCGAAAACACCCGTGCCGGTCTGGTCCAGAGTGTCAATGTAGAGATGAGTGGCGTTTGCCGGCACCGCGTTATTGCACCGCAACTTCCCGCTCCCAGGATCTGCAGCAATCGTCCCGTTATCCCACCGGTAAGGCGCATCGTCGCTCGAGTGCCCGGCAGGTCCGGTCGGCCCAGTGGCACCCGTCGCACCCGTTGGTCCAGCAGGACCAGTCGGTCCAACGGGTCCGGTCGGTCCGGTTGGACCAGGCGGTCCTTGCGCGCCGGCGCCAATCGCGCTCGGGGCGATCTTGGCGTAAGCCCCGCTGGCCTGGAGCAGGAGCAGGTAATCGCCGCTCGAGTACCCGGTTGCTACGGGTTTATCACTGACAAACGCCGGCTGAACCGTGGCATGAATCCAGGCCAGATTGAGCTTCTTCGCAGTGATACCGACCTGCGCTGAATCATTAAAAACAATGTCAGTTGCCAGCTCCTGCGTCATCGATGATTCCATTCCGCAACGAGGCGGTGATAAACGCTGTGATGTTATAGAACATGATGCGCTGGGTCTCCTGGCGCTTCTCGATAGCCAGCAACAACTCAATAATCTGATCCAGCTTTTGTTCAGTGGTCACATCCGTTTCCAGTTAAACGCTCCGCAACTCTGCCATCCGCTTTTGATTGTATAAAACAAGTATGGGTTAAAAGGTTGAGCCACTAATTCGGGCTGATCCGCAAGTTTGCCGGGGCGGCGGGCACGCCTCGCGTGAAAACCACAGTCGCCGGCGGACCAGATAGACCATAGACATTGGTGGCAAAAGCGGTGATCGAGTAACTCTGACCACTTACCAGCACCACTTGCGCCAGATCGTAATGCAGATACTGGCCCTGACTCGACGGGTTCACCGTCGCCGGCACCGTCACCGCGCCTCCGGGTAACCCGCCAACCGTAAAAGCCGCCACGTTAAGGCCGCCCTCACTCATAAACGGATACTCGTCTGACACAAGAAACGGAGCAGCCTGAATCCGCGCTACCAACGCCAGCAACAATAGAATTGTTCTCATGCCGGCGGCACCACCTCCGTCGAAATGGTAAAGCCGACCGCTTGACCCGCAGCTGTCTGGACATCCAGAATCCCGGTGATGGTGGTGACTCCGGTTCCCAGATCCGCGTCTGCGCTCACATTTACCTGGCAGGTACCAACCGCACCCGCAGGCACCAGGTCCGCTTTGTAGACGCCGCTCCCATCATCGGCTCTGGGGGTTACAGTTAACATTGCCGGATTGGAACTGGCCCAAGTTGGGACTCCTTCAACGGGCGCCGGATTGCCTTTGGCATCCACTGGCGTAATGGAGGCGATTGCCGTGTGATCAATCGGTAAAACTAACATTTTAATGTCTTGTGCACTTACCCCGTCTATTGTGACATCGAATCGGAGCCGGGGTTCTTCCTCTTCGAGTTCCAAATTGAGTGTGCCGCTGATAACGAGCTTCAAGGCGGTACTCCTCGTTGTTGTTCAAGCTTTTTAAAGTGGTCAAACCGGGTGACAATCTCGTGGATCTCTTTGAGTATGGTTGTCTGGGTCTCTAAGATTTTCTCCTGGTTGGTCAGCTCGGATAGTTGCCGGATCTCAAAAGCGGTCAGATCCTCTCGGAACCCCACTAACGTTTTCCGGTTGGTCGCGCTGTCAGCGTTGCCTTTGTGAAATTCATCAGTCGATTCCCGCATCCAGGTATGAATCTCCGCTACTTGCTTGACCAGTTCGGCCTTGATCCGCTGCTCGCCTTCGAACGCCACTTTGCGGCTCACCTCGATCTCCGCTTTGTTGCGGTCGGCCGAGTTCCAGGTCGCCGCCCAGTTCCCAAACCCGCTCAAGGCCACTAACCCCACCGTCGCCAGTTGTACCCACTGGTTCGAACTCTGCGCCAGCGTCGAAAGCACCGACGTTTGCCCGTTTGGTTGTTTCTCGCCTGCCATTCATTACCAGTACTCGAACGTTCGCAGTTTCTTTTTATCGCTCGTGTACCCGTGCGTGAACCCGTGCCGGGTAAAAAGCTTGACCACATCGCTTAAGGCTTCCCCGTGCACCTCAGCCGATAGTTCCCAGGCAGCCCCATACCAGAACAGGTTCGGCCCCGCGCCGTCACCGAAACAGTAGCACTTGACGAACTTGTTTAACCCGTACGCGCTGCGCGCCTCTTTGTTCCACGTGGAACAAATGTCGATGTACACCCGCTCGAGCGAACCCATCACCCGCCGATTTACGAGCACCCGCGCCAGGTACACATCAGGGAAAAACGCATGGGCCAGCATCTCAGGTAAGCGCAAGCTTTTCAGATTCCGATTTTCCCAGACCGGTGTCGGCCGGCCTTCCAGCCCGATATCAAACTTGCCATAGAGCGATTCCAACTCGCCCACCTGCTCAGAGACCGGCGCCAGACTAGCGTTCCTCATTTACAAGTCTTTCTAGCGACCCTCATAGAGCTTCTTTATCACCGACTTTGGCGCCACCAGCTTCATCCGGGTGCCGTCCCGGCACTCCCGGTTGTAATAGTGCCTGAGGATGGCGACGGAATCTTCACGCTTCCGCCGCTCACCCTCGCTGCTGCTGCTCTTCTTGATGATCTGCACCGGTAGTTAAAATCCTAACGCTTTGCCAACTGCCGCTTTGCGAAGCCGTTTACCCATGGCGCCCGTGGTCTCACCCGTAGGCGTCATCATAGACCCCATAGGCGGTAACCCGCCTTTGGAAGTTAACCCTACTTTACCCATCGGACGCGCCGGAGCCGCCCCCAACGGTCGCCCGATCCCGTCCGCGCCGCTGGCCGCGCCGCTCGGGCCGCCGCCTGCGCCTGGCGTAGCTGCGCCTTGTTCCTGACCTTCTTCGCCCTGTTCTTCCTCGGGGCTTTCAGCCGCTTCCTCGCTCACCGGCTCACCGTTAACGGCATCGATATCAAGGGTCGCCGTGCCGCCGGAAACCGATTTCACGGTCGCGTCTACACTGAAGGACACGCGATCCCCCTCCTCCGGGGGCACGCCGTCAGCCTCCAGAGAGTTAACCGGCACATCAGCCGAATACCCGCCCCCGGCTTTGGGGCTAATTCCTATGGCGATAGTCGGCACTTTCTTTTCCTCCTCTGATATTCTCTACTGTTTTTTCTGGAACACGTTGCACAAATTCTCCTTCCGTTACTGACGTAAGTATTTTCTACAGTGTAAGGATGCCCCTGCGGACAATGGGTTTTACGACGTTGAATACTGGCTCCATGCTGAGGATCCATCTGACTATGGAGCAATGAATGAACCAAGACCATATGGTCCGGGTTAACGCATAGCTTATATCCGCAGGCGTGATGAATCTGCAGACCCTTTCGAATCTTCCCCCTAGCCTGTTCCCAATACCAACGATGCGCTGAAAATCGGCGATACTTGATACAAAGCTGGCCGTAGCCACGCGTCGTAACATGTCCAGTCCATTTCCAGCAACCGTTTGGTAAAACCTCATAAGCAATTGTTCTCGGAGCAATCCTCTTTTTCTCTTGCATGGAAGCAGTCTATTCGCTTCCACTGTTCCATTCAATGTTTAAAACTAAGTTGGCGTGTAAGCGCTAAGCGTCTGTAGAACTACTCCGTTCCAGGTACTCAAGCAAACGGCGTTATAGAAGGTCTTCCACGCATACGTGTAAAATTGGTTGAACGGGTTGGCGCTGTCCGGCTCGGTGATCGTGTTCACCTTCGGCTTTGGCGGGTTCTCGCCTTCCAAGTCAGGCACCGCGAACGCGTCTTTACCGAACACCAGAGCGGCGATCACGTTCCCGCCGGCTACGTACACGCCTTCGGTCCCGGCACCGTTCTGGTAGCTCGCGTTGGTTGTCCTGAGCACCTTGATCCCAAACAGGCGTCCAATCTCGCCTTTCCAGATCTGGTCCGGTTTCTGGAACGCGGATGCGTACGTCCAGGCGCTCCCCTGTTCCTCGACCAGGTCGCGTTCCTGTTCGGGGCTGACTACGGCCACGAAACAATTGTCGTCGAATTCTTTTGCCCGGTTGATCCGCATCTCAGTGCAAGCGTCAATAAGATCGTCGGAACTGAACCTGCCCTGTTGCGCCGTTAACGCGTTCAGTGTCGCAAACGTGGTCGCCGTACCGGCGTAGCGCCTGGTGAACTTGGTCGGTTCCTCGGTTGAGCCGTTGATGCAGACTTCGCGAATCAACTGGTCGCACCAGAGCGCGGCTTCCTCGCCGAACTTTTCCATTAACGCTTCGCCAGTGTTAAGGAATTCAGTTTCATCAACGATATCGGATACCTGTGCGTACCCTCCGTACTGTTGCAAAGTTCTTGTAACAAACTCGAATATCAGCTTGTACGGCGCATTAGAAGGCGGCGTGCCCTCGGTCAAGGTGATGACATTAGTGACATCCGCAGGCGGGCTACGGAACATCCGGATGGTCTTCGAACCCTGGCCCTTGGGGATAGATGCCTTATAGGCGGGTTCATAAAGCTGCAGAGTGTGAATCTGGTGCTCTAAGAGTTTCTGCGAAAAATAGATTCGATATTCAGAGGCTTTATCAACGCTGGTGACAGCCCCGTATACAGGAGGAGGCATAGACTTTGTTTAAGTATTTCTAGAACCATGGCGTCCCGTGTTTCTCGGCATTGGCCAACAAATGCTTGCGCATGTCCTTAGTCGAGAGCCGTTCAAAATCGTTCAAGCTCTCGACCCGACCGCCACTGCCCACTCGGGCAGGTGCGCCGCTACCAATGCTTGTGTAACCCTGGTAACGCTTCAGTTCGGCTTCGTTCTTGGAGTATCGTGTCTGGAGATCCTTATATTCTCCTTCCAGTAACTCCATCTTGGCCCGATGATATGCGGCAACTATTCCCCGCGGATGCTGGCGATAGATGTTGCCATCCTCACTCGCCATGATCTCGCGCAGCTTAGCGTCTAACCTGGTCCCAGCTCGCAGGAATTCAGGATCCACCTGGGCAAGCTCACTCTCGGCTCGCTCCCACTCGGTTCTGAACGCCGGCGTGTTATTGGCCGGGTACTCGATCGTGCGCGCTTTACGCTCGGCTTCCGCCTCTGCGTTCATCGTCGCAATCTCTTTATCCGCCGCCTCAACCAGGTCGTACTTGCCTTCGCGTTCCCATTCGGAGCGATACTTTGTGAGTTCGGCTACCGTGTAATCGCGCTTAGGCTTGGCAGCTTCCTGGGCAGCTCGCTCTTTACGAGCAAACTCCTGCTCCTTTTGCTGCAACGCCGCTTCACGCGCTCGCAATACTTCGCGCTGACGCTTGGTCCGTTCGTACCGGCTCAGTTTCTGGTCTTCAGGTCTCTGAGCCTTCTGCCCGTTGCTCTCAGAGTCATTGGTGCCACGCGTATCGCCATCGCCACTCTCACCAAGCTTGTGATGATAAGCATTGCTGCTGCCACCATCACTAATACTACTCGGTTGTTGAGCACCTTGGCTTTCCGCTACCGCTCCAGCTTCCTCTGGCATATCACTCGTTTATTCCTAGCCGATCGCTCCCCGGCCGCCTAGAAAACGCCAATCGTCGGCTTTGCGCCTGGCGCCACTACTGGCCGGCTCCGGGAGTTCGCTATCACTCAGGTCCGCGAAACTGCTCTCCTCCTGTAGTGCCGGGAAAACACGCAACCTGTGCAGCGTTACTAAAACGTCTTGTTGTCCCCTGGCATACGCATTTGCACTCACCGATTCCCGGTAAACCGCATTAAACGTTGTGTGGGCAACAACTTGACGAAGATATTCTAAAAATTTAGTGCCGCAAGAACTGCGGCAAAAAGCATCGAAAGCGTCGCGTTCTTCCGATGTCCAACCAATCGCGCGAATAATAGGTTGACTCAAAATCTTCCACATCATTTGACGCATAAAAAGTTTCATGGTTTTAATTCCCTATCATGGTTTCGACTACGTTCATACCATCGGTAGGTTCGATCCGTTCCCTCCAGGTATCTGCGGCACAGGCGGTCCGGCCATCGGCGCCCCGGGCACCGGTGGCGGCGCCATCCCTGGTACCGGCGGCGGTGTCGGTCCCATCATTCCAGGTCGACCACCACCTCCACCGCGCAAATTCGCCATCGCGCCCGCGGCCTGTTGCTGCGCCATCTGCGCCTGTTGCAGACCTTTAAGTGTCTGCTGTACCTTCTGGATAAACGGTTGGACCTGTTGCGCGTGCGCTTTCCAGTATTGCGGGTTGCTTTTAGCCGCCTGGATATGCATCTGCATGTGTTGCATGAACGTCTGCATCTGCGGCGGCGGAATCGGGTTACCCTGTTGCCCGCGCCAGCCGATAAAACCGTCCTCGGTCTGTAAATGGATAACGTGATCATCGTCCGGCTTAACCTGCGGCATAAACCCGTCGTTCATGAGCCCGTTTTCGATCGCTTGGCGTTCCTGCTGGTCGGCCATGATATCCTTGGGCTCCTGGTACAGATCCTGAATCCACTGGGCGTCCATCAACTCGATAATCTTCTTGTCCAGTTCCGGAATCACAATCCACGGGCTACCTTGGCCCAGTTGCCGAAGTTGCATCAGTTTCTGGATCTCGCGCTCTCTCGAGTACCCATCGACTGAACCGTTGGGCTTGAGCACGTACTTGTTGTTAAACGCCGCGTCATCGAGCGCAATGCGCTGTTTGCGCCAGAAATAGTCCAGACTCATTGAGTCGTACTGTTTCAGAATACTCCAACTCTGCTCGAAAATCCGGGTCATCGCACCTTTCAGGATCCGGGCGCGCAGATCGTTATTCTGCTGCATCACGTTCGTGATGACGTTGGTCTCCGTCGCTGTTTTGTTCCCGGTCGGTTGGTTGGGACTCGCAACGCCAAAGTCCGGTATCCCGATCCGTTGTTCCGCCATACTCCGGTTCGAGTTAATCTCCTCATCGAAGCTGACCGGCGGCCCCGGCTGTTGTACCAGTTGCAAGACTGAATCATAAACCGCACCAGGTTCCCAACGAATGTTCTGCGCATTAATACTCCCGCCCTGCGTAGATAATACAGGTCGGTTGGCGATCGACATGAAATCGAGCTTCTCATTCCACGTTTTACAGGCGCTCGCCTCGTACATCTGCACCAGTTCGCATACGCCGCGAGACGAATAGAAACCGCCATCGGTGAGCTCGTAGGGCAACAGCACAAACGGGATCTGCTTGTGATCGAACGGCAGCCGAAAATCGCCCCGGGCCGGCTCGTCGGGCTGCAACGGACTGAACGTCTTAACCAGGATCTGCCCGTCGCTCTGGCGCAAATACACTTCCCATAAGATGATCAGGTCCTTGAGCCGAACATACGATAAGCCTTCTGCGGTGTAACGGTAGTGCTCGTATTTCTGGTCGGGACGCCCTTCGCCTTTAATGCTCTCCACAAACGTCTCGTCGGTGTTAAACCCCTTCGCCTCAGCGTCCCGCATGTACTCTTCTTCGGAATACTGCATCACGTGGACTACGCGATCGCTCCGGTTAAAATCAAAAGTGGCGTACGGCGGCACAATCATGAAATACGGATGGACACTCGCGTACGCGATCCGCTCCTGCGCCGTGTCCCAGAAGGTCTTCATCACGCCCATCCCGTTCTGCAAACACGAGTCAACCGCGCAAACCACCTGCTCACTGAAGTTGGAAGTCTCGCGCACCTTGTAATCAAACCATCTCGCAACAGAATCCGTATAAGAATCACCTTGCTCCTGTAAAGAATAAAAACTGGCAAGCAACTCCGGACCAAAAATCCAAACTATATAGTAGGGCTTCAATTTACCAATAATGGTGTCCGCAATTGGAACATGCATATTAGCAGCTCCAGGCCAGGGACGATTGACGCGCCCCATACCCAATCCTCTCATCTTGCTCCAAATTATGTTTCGATGTTCCCATTTGAGCCTATCGCGCAAATCCTGATTAATATCACCAAATAAATCTTTGTTATTATCTTCAGGCATTCAGCAACTCCGTATCGGTAACAAATGTTTTTTGTCTCGCTGCTCGCGCCTTCAAAATATTGATCCGACCAGCAACTGCTCGATTGCTATCGCTCACAGAATGTTGATACGTCGCCATTCTTTTTGCATTCTGCTTCCGCGAATTGTTACGAGCACAAACCCTGCAACAACGTTTGCCTTTGCTGTTCAAAAACACGTTAAATCCACGCAAAGGATGCCCTTTCGGGCACTCAGTGGGTTTAGGTCGCCTAGCGATATTTTCCAGCTTCGAAACGTTTTCCAAATGCGCCGGATTAACGCATGAACGTTCCCGGCATAAATGATCAATTTCGACAGGCGTTATCCCAGTCATAACGGTAAAGACAGCACGATGAGCACGCGCGTTTTTCCCATTGAATCGCACCATACCGTAGCCTTTAGCATCAACGGATCCGCCCCATAACCAGCAACCTGTATTTGGTTCGAACCAGATCTTCTCAAACCAACGTTGTGGTAACTCGTTCATGGGAACGGACTCACCGCTATTGTCACCACCGTCGCCGCGGTATCACTGGCAAACGTAAAGATCGAGTTCCGTAACACGTGGTTGCGCGTGTAAATCTCGCCCGCCTTAAGCGAGTAACAGGAGGCGCTCCCGCTCGAGGCTGTCACCGTAGGGTCAAAGCTGATCCAGATTACTCCCGTCCCGTTATTCTTGATCGTAACCGAGTTCTGGTTATCGCCGGCGAAACTGATCGTGTTCAGGTCACCAATCGCTCCGCAGGTGACCGTCGCGTGCAGTCGGACAGCTATATTTTGCGGCATAAAGCTTTACCCCGTTACCGTGTCGCCGGCGCGAATGAACAGATAATTCTTTGGTCCAGCCGGCGCCGTCGTGATCCGGCATTTGAACTGCGTATTAGGCAACTCCTGGTAAGGCGTCACCACGATCGGTCCGCTCGCACCGATCCCTGACGCGCTCGTGATCGTTAACGGCGTCGCCGCGCTGATCCCCGCATTGGAAGCGAAACGCAGATTGATCCAGCCGCCAAACCCGGAGTTAAACCCGCTCGAGAACGAGCGCACAGTCGTCGCGATAGCCATCGTTATTGCATCAGCTGCGAGGGCCAGACTTGTTTAGCGTTAAAGGCGATAATGATCTGGCACTGACCGCCGCTCGGTGTCGTTGCCGCCGCGAACGTGCCGATAATGCTCGTGCCAGTTACGCCCCAGGCGTAGGATGCGGTCCCCAGGTCGCCCGAGCGCGTCGCGAACAGTGTCGTGCACAAACTGTCCAGCGTAGTTGAACCGGCTACCGCGGTCCCGGGCGCCGGCGCCGCCAATGGAGAAACAGCCTCGTCGTTCATGGGCGAATGGAACTGGGGTAAACGCTCCGGGCTTCCAGCTTGGCAAAAAGCGCACACCCGTTTAGCGCGCTATTAGTGGTGCCGGCCGGGAACGTCGCCACAATCGTGTTGGGCGCACTGCTCCAGGCATACGACGCCGCACCCAGGTCGCTGCTCCGAGTCGCAAACAAGGTTGTGAACAACGCATCGATAGTTGTGGCGGCTGGAATCGCCGTCCCGGGAGCCGGTTGCGCCATTGGTTGGACGCCAGGTGTTTCGACCTGCACAGTTTCGTCACTCATCTTTTTGTGTCCTTTGTGTCGTTTAGCGCGACTCATGAGATCGTCGCCGGATAAAATGCGCGCGCCTCAAAATGCATCACCATCATCGAACTGGACGCGTTCTGAGTAGTGGCCGCGCTGAAATTGGCAATCAGATCATTGGGCCCGCTCCACTGGAAAGTGGGCGTCCCGTGCTGCCCGCTCTGGTTGGGGAACGCTGTATTAAATAGTGTCGCCAAGGTTGTCGTGCCCGGCACACTGGTGCCGGCAACCGGTTTAGCAAACTGCGTTGGCGCGTCTGTCAGTGCCGGCGTTTCAGGGGGAGATTCCGATTCGAGGGAAAAATCGTCACTCATAGGTTGCAATACGGAATAACAAAAGTGCTTGACTTTTTCAAGTGTGTTTATTCGCCAGCCCATGCGCCCAGGTTTTCCAGTTCGCCCCGCGCGACGTGGTGCTCGCTCGCTCTGGCACCTTGCCGCTCGAAGCCTTCGTACACCTCGTCGAGCTTTTCCCATGGATCCTTTAGCCTAGCCGCGTAGGTGGCAAAGTTCTGGATCCCATGCGCGAACGCTCCGCATACCGCATCCGCTCTATCGGGCGACTTTACCCCTCGGTCCGCCATATCTTCCTTTTTCTCAATCCCCAGCCGGCCACGAGCGTCATAGGTGGTTTTGCGGCTGGTCAGCTGGGAGACAAGCGTCGGATCATTGATCAGTGAGATCTCGCCTCGGGCTACCCGCTGGGCGATTGAGTGCCAGATCTCAGCTCCTCTGGATACAAAGTGATCTTCATTGGTCGCTTTGGCGCCGAAGTTAAACCGGTTAATCGGCCAGCCGGCATCGCGCATCATGTCGCACATCGGTAGCCCCAGTCCGCCGGCATCGCCCCAGATCTGTTCAGCTCTGAGCCCGTGTTTGCGAAACTCGAGAATGAACCGGCCGACGATACTGATGGCATTAGCGTCGTGCCAGCCGATCAGTTGCAGTAGTTTGTTTCCGCTCCGGATCGCCAGCACGTTCTCGTCCCGGCCCATGGCAAAGTCGCAGAAAGCCGCGTACTCGTGCCGGCTGATCCGGGCATGCGGTGGATTCTGGAGAATTGCGAGCAGACTCTGGAACGGAACCACGAAGGATTCGCCGTCCGCCAGGTCCATAAACTCGCCATAGATCGAGCTCCTAACAAGCGGATGCCCTTCGCCATAGGTGGCGATCATGTCGTCGATCTTGGCCTTGGGAATATGCGGACACTGGTCGAGTGTCACCTCGAATGTCAGATGCTGGGCGCGATTAGAAGCGAAACACTCGTAAAAGGTGCCTGAGCGCAAACCGCCGGAACTGATCACCAACAGCACTGCGTACCCGCACCGGTCGATCGATTCAAAGATCGGCGCCGGCACACTCTTGGCCTCGTCCACGATGATGAGCAACGGTGCGCCTTTTACCCCGTGATGACCTTCCATGCGGCCCGGTTCATCGGTAGTGAACGCAGTCATGAGACCGCCTTGCGGCGTGCGGATTTCCCGAGTGAGAAACTCCCAGTGCGCCAGGTGCGGCTGACGATAGGAGTGCAACGCCCGCATGATCTGGCTATCGAGTTGGCGCGGATCGGCACTGGTCAAGACCACCTTGGAGCGCGGATAATGATCGAGCCAGCGCAGGATAATGGTCGGGATAACGACACTGGACTTGCCGGAGCCGTTCGGTGTGCGCACCGCGATCCTGACCCGCTCGTACGCCGAACCATAGTCGGCAGCCTCGGCGATCTCAGCCTGCCAGGTGTAGAGGCTGGTGTTTAAGACCTTAGTAGCGAAGAGCAAAGGAGAATCGCGCAGACCTTTAGCAAG